TGCCATTGATTTGCGCCGTCTGGTACGGCTACACCATTCCACATCTCATCGCCGATCTCCAAATAGATCGGCACGCCTGCGGGTACCATCGCATAGAGGGCGTCTGCGAGCGCGGTATGGTACGTATACGTGGAATCGAAAATAGGACCGGAGTTAAGCCACATACCGCAGCCGGCTGCCATGGCAAGCGCCGCGCACCATTCTTGCGGTACTCCATCACCCTGCGGGCCGCTGATACCGAAAGTCGTACCGGTGCTTGTCGAATTGATCGGCGTGCCGCCGGAAGTTGCCGCTAAGTTGAATGTGGATCCCGAGGCATTGACGACATAATAGGGGGTACCGAAGGAGAATCCACCGGGCGGTGATCCAGGCGCGCTATAGCTCGCGCCGGTATTGTATAGATATAGTTTCGCGCCATTGACGGCAAAGACAGAACTCGCCACCGTAAAGACGCATGGGCTCGCATTAGTGGCGGTCGCGCTCGTCTGAGCATCGAGCGAATAGAAAATAGCCTGCGTATTCGATGGTGTGGAGCGATTGGCACTCGTCACCGGAAAAGTATTTTGTAGCACGCCATTCCAGCTCATGAAGCGGATAAAGGCATAGCTCGCGTAGTGCGTTATGGCTTCATTCGTGATCGATGAGGTTGATGCGGGATTATCGATTCCGGTGAGCGTGTTATAGGCCGGCAGATAGTAAAACTGATTCGTGACGGCTTGCGTGACATTGCCGACTGAGATACCGAAGTAATCGCCCGACCCGCTTACCGTGAGCTTGAATGTCGTATTGCCGCCAGATTGCACGAGGCTCGAGATTGAGCAAAAGCCGACCGCGGTAACAGTCTCGGCACCCGATCCAGAGAAGCCACAATTGAATACCCCACCGTTTTGTGTGGCCCATGCGGGTATGTTGCCGCTATAGCTCGAGAGCCACAGCAGAATCGTGAAGTTTTGGGTGGGCCAGCCTGCCGAATTGACCGCAACTTGGGGGGCGCCGTAAGGCGTAAGTCCTGGCGCAAAGCCCCACGACTCGCGTAGCGCATTCTTCCAATGCCGCAGGCCAGCGCTCACAGTCGCAACACCGGAGCCCGTGGCAAAGTTGATGCCCATGGCGTTTTGCGTAGCGGAACTGTAGGAAAGCGCCACATTCTGAAGCGTGAGCCCAAACGCATTCGGCGCAAGCACGAGGGATAGCCAGGTTTGCGGCTGGATGGCGTAATTGAACGCAATCGCCCCGGCATCTAAGATGAGCGCCGTGCCGGTACCAGAGCGCGTGAGGTTCACGCTATGGTTATAGAGCAGGTAATTGAACCCCACCGGGTTAGCCTGCAGGGTATACGGGCTCCCCAATGGATTGATGGTGAGCCCTTGTGTCATGGAAGACTACTGGATCGTCGCGAGACCGGAAGCGATCGTGACGGTAAAGGTCTGCCCGCTCGCCAAACTGATCGATGAGCCATAGTCCCACCAGCCCATCAATTGGCCCGATGCGGTCGAGTCATACCACACCACATACCGAAATGGCCCCATGCCGCTGCCGGAGCCGGTCCAGGTCGGGCTTGCGATGGTGCCCGAGATGGTCTGCGTACCGCTCGAGTTGGTGCTCGTGGGGGAACTTATAGTAGCCCCACCCGTTGTGTAGCCGCTGCCCGAAGCAAGTTCGTTCGCGCTGATGCTCGAATAGGTCGTGTTGGTCGCGACCGGTGCGGTATTCGTCAGCATGAGCTTCTGGGTATCAGAAGTCAGATTGAGGTTGCCGCCGTTTACGAAGGCCTGGACCGTCGTATTGAACTTATTGCCGCTGGCCATTCACTTCGCCTTGTTTTGGAGGATCGCCCAACCGGGGCGTATGGTTGAACACGACTGGCTCCAGGACCAAGCCGTAGTGCTTGAGCTCAGGCTCAAGCTCTTGTGGCTTCTCAGTCGATGAAGAGGGTGACAATGTCGCCTCCTGTCGCAAGCGCAGTATCATCGGTATAAACGGCATTCAAGGTGGCTGCCATCCAGCAGGGGCCGCCGCCCTGGAGCGGGAATCTGAACGAAGTGGGCGCCAAGCCTCCAACGGGAATCGCAATAGTAATGGACGGTGCGGTCGTCCCAATCACGGGGACCTCGGTGGAAGTCGTGCCGCCCCACCAGAGTTTGAGGTAGAAGATCGCTGCCTCCCCATTCGTCGCGCATAACCCCAAAAGCGCGACCCCTTCGCCTTGAATCAGTGTGAGTGCAGGCGTTCCCGTCCCCGTGGTGTAGGTATAGGGCCTCAAGTGATCTGTGTCAGATTCGAGACATTGTTGACCGTATTCTCAGGACGGGTAATGCCGACGTTATAAACGGTGCTCGCGGTCGGAGTGATCGTACCGTTCGAGACATTGGCAAATTGAATGGCGATCGTATTAGCCGCACTGGCCCGCGCGTTCCCAAGCACAATGCCTATTTGCGCCGCGCTATTCGAATAAACATCCACCAGGTCCCCCAATTGTACCCCAGGCACCGTAAAGGTCTGCTCCGAAGTCGTGGTCGCGCCGATGGCGGCCGGTGAGAGCGTCACGCTCAAGGCCCAATTACCGCTGACATTACCCTTAGGAATTGTGCTCGGATTCGCCATGACTTACCCCGTCTTCAATAGACCCGTTGCCACACAATGCTCGTAGAAATTGCCCTTCCAGGCCTTGGACCCGCGATGCGTAAAGGTCACATCGGAATCGATCCAGATGAATTCCCCAATGTCCCGCAGCAGCCGACAGAAAAAGCAGTCCTCGCCCAAGCGCCCGTACTTGGTATTGCCCGTCTGAAAGTACGGCACATGGGGCCAGGGGAACTGGCCATCGAGGAGCGTTTTGAGGTCCGGATGCTGCGCATCGAGTTGAGCAAACACCTCACGCTTGATGCGCATGAGGCCGGTGCCCGCTTCAATCGACTGAAAGAGGTGTCCCTCGATGACTCCCGTCAAGCCATTCATATGATACGTCACAGGATCGCACTTCTTCGGCGGCAGAGCGCTCACCACCGCGTGCTTGTCACGCACAATACGTTCGATCACTGCAGGGTCCCACCCCTGATCCGAATCGATGAACACCAAATCGGTGAAGCCGTCCTTGCTGTTTAGGAAGTAATCGACCGCCTCGTTACGCGCCGTATCGACCCACTGGTTGCCCGCGACAATGTGCGAGTCACATGGGATACCCGCCTGCCAGAGCTTGGCATAGGTGCCCAGCATGGACGTGTGGAAGTCCACCGACACCGTCTTGTCGAATGTCGGGGTTGCGAATAGGACGATCGGCGTCATTACCAGTCGAGTTGCGGCGCTACCGCAGGCGCGGTCCAATTGGGCTGTATGCGCCACACACCGACCGTATAGACCTGAGAGGCCGTGGGGGTAAGCGTGCCGCCCGAGATGTTGGCGAAATCGATCGCGAGCGTATCGGTCGCACTCACCCGTGCATTGCCGATGATGATGCCGGCATTGCTCGTCGGCTTATTGACCAGCACCAGGTCCGTGGTCAGGAGGCCAATCCCCGTCGCCGCAAAGGTCTGCTCCGAAGTCGTGGTCGCGCCGATGGCGGCCGGTGACAGGGTGAGCGAGAAAACACCATTCTTCCAGATATTGCCCGTCGGCATCTGGACTGTATCGGGCAAAGTGCTCGAATTGGGTCCCGGATTGGAGCCATCGACATTAGTAACCGCAGGATAGGCCATTGATGCTCCTTAACCGGAATAACGGACCGCAAGCGGCCGATACAGAGATGCAAAACCGTAGGCGATGTCCATACGAGTCGGTTCGGCATCGTTATTGATCGTGTACTGCGTCGCAATACGGATCGAAATACCCAGATCCTCATCGTATGCACGACTCGCCTCGACCGCCGTGCGCGGTAGCGGCAGATCGACCATCGCGAGTGCAAAGGCGTCCCGATGGAAGTACAGATTCTCCGTCGAGGTCGCCCCGTTCGCAGGACTTCCAGCCGCCTTGTTGATCGTGACCGTCGGAGTACCGGTAAAGCCGCCGCTTGCCGTATTGGCATAGCAGTTCTGGAACTGACCGCCCGTAATCACGCACTCACCGACCAGGACCGAGAGCTTACCCGTGCTCGAGCTCGAGGTATAAAGGCCAGTTGTGGTGTTAAACGTGCCGTTACCAGCGCCTCCGGGCGCCAAGGTAGCCGAGTTACCCGCGAACTGCGGGCCGCCAGGGGCGGCAACACCGGTCATCTGCGCATACCCCGAGGGCGGCAGCACCACGAAGTTCTTCAAGCTCGTGCCGTACTGCCCGCGGTTCTGCGGGTTGACCGGATAGATACCGTTGATCTGGAGGGTATCGCCAACGACGCAGCAGGCCGCTGAGTTCCCGAGGCCCGAGAGCTCCAGATACCCGGTCTGTGCCCAACCCGAGGTCAAAATGGCGGTACCGCCCGAGCTATTGCCCGTAGCGGTACCGACCAGGACTGGAGTACCGGGGAGAGTACCCACAGTATACTGAGCGATGTTGGGGTCCTCGAACCAATCCGCGCCCGCCGTCTTGCCGGCGACCATACCCTCTTCGAAGAAGTCAGAAATGCGCGCCTGCGGATTGAAATTGCCTTTGAGGCTATCCGCCATATAGGCACTCGCGTAAGGGTGCAGTACCGCACTCGGCGTGAGACCCTTCGGCATACCCTCGGCGATCAGCTGCGCACGGCAGAGCGCGAACTGTAGATAGCTCGTCGGGGGGGTGCCCGAAGTGCCCACCCGATTGGCGGTATTCTGGAAGCCGAAATAGGCTCCGTCCGAATCGACCCGATTGCCCACCGCGATACAGGCGGGGTGAATGAAGCGCTCCTCGAACTCATCGATGTCCAAGAGCATGTTGATCGTGTTGAACTGGATATCGACGTGGAACTGATACAAGATATTCACCGGAACATAGGTCTCGGTGGAGGGTTCCACATTCAGGGCAGCGCCAAAGGTGCCAAGGTATCGAGGCGGCAAGCGGACATTGGCCGTGCCGCCGATCTTTCGGCCCTTTACGCCGAATTCCTTATCGTATTGGCGGTTGAACTTGTCCGTCAGGATGCATGTATTCGCGAGCACCGGAAGTGACCGGTTCGTGATCATGCTGATGGTCAGCAGAGTGTTGGCCAAGCGAGTCTACCCGAGGCGTTTCGCCCCATCCGAAGTTGCACATAGGCGTCTTCAGTGCCGTGCTCGACGGGTCAGATTGACGGCGTGCTTTTTCTGCCAAGCGGCGAGGGCTTCTTTAGCGGTCATTTCCGCTTCGGGCTTCTCGACTTGGGCAGCGCCACCGGTACTGAGAGGTCGAATCACTGGAGCTGATTGACGCGGACTCGGGGATTCACCCGTTTCTTCAGTGCTCGGCTTGGCGCCGTTCGTGCTCGGCTCGGTTGAGCCGTTAGACTTGACATCATCCACTTTCGCCGCATTTTTGGCGGCGAATGGCTGAAGCTTACTCTCAATTTTGCCAATTTCAACTAATTGGCGCGTCCAGTGCAGCGAATCCAATAGCGCGCGTGCCTCCGGATGCTGCGCCAAGTAGTATCCAATCTCGGCAAATAGGGGGGATTCCTGCATATAGTTGGCGATGGCCGGCGGGGTCGGCCAGTCGACCGCTTCGGTCACTTCCTTGAAGTCCGGCACCACCTCGAGAGCGTGGGCAATCCGCCTCGAAGCCGTTGCGGCAATATCAGCCTGCTTACGGTCGAATTCGGCTTTCGCATCCTTCTCGGCTTGCTGTTTCAAGCGTTGGGCAACGA